CTTCTAATCCATACTCAACCACAATCATTTTGGTCATAGCATCGCCTATTGTTGAGATATCAATAGTTTTGAAATCTCTTAGGTAAGATACTTTTGCAAATTCAGGATCAACTAAGAGAAGTGATCTTTCTCTTGATCTGTTTGATGGAACGATTTTGAGTTCACCAAAGTCAGATGAATAGATAGACACTGAAGCCTCTACAGTTTCTGCATCAACAAATTGTCTTGCTGAAGATCTACCTGTGAAACCAGAAATAACTTGTTTGTTATGTGGTCCACAAATAGCCAATGATGGTTCGCCACCATTAGTGAAGCAGAGTTGTAGAACATCTTTTAAAAGATCTTCAGTTAGATCTCTTTGTGTTCCGTCAGTTGGAGCAGCTCCGCCACCTGTTGAAGCACCACCAGTTCCTCTTGAATCGTTTGAAGTGATCCAAGATTCGAAACCGCCAGTTACCCTTGCAGTTGAAGCGTCACCAGTTGTTTTAGCTCCGTTCTGAGAAAGAGCTTCTTCCATATCTCTTTTAAGAGCTTTAGACATAATAGCAAGTTGGTGAGCCATTTCTGATCTCTTACCTGCTGGGTCTGAAGACTCTTGTGAGCCTGTTACTGTTGCATCTCTTTTTGAGATCATACATACATTACTTTGCCTTACAGTAGCGGTAGCTGCTGCTCTTGAAAGTTCAAAACCTTCAAGTTCGCCAGATGCGCTAGGTGTAGGTAAAGATTCGGTTTGCCAATCAAACACCACATTTTTAACATTCCTTTTGCCGATTGAGGACATAAAGGGAGTTTGCATTGGGGAGATGTTGTAAATGATATTACTTAAATCTTCCCTGTCAGCAGTAGCGGTGTAAGTATCAAAAGCGTTAGTTACTTTTGCCATGAGTTTACTCCTATATAAAAATTACTTTAACATTTGTTCAAAGACTTTAGCTGCATCTGAGGTTTTCCCAGTTTTAGCCAATCTTTGTTTTGCTCTCTTTGCTGGTGCTACCGATTTTACTTTAGTAACTGCGCCTGGTCTAGCAACACGAGCTGGTGCTTTTTCGGTTGGCTTTTTCTTAGTTGCCTGAACAGTTTTGTCATTCAACCAAGCATTACGCAAACCAAGCAAAGCTCTATAGTCGTAGATTTGATCTGTTTCTTGTGGCGTATAGCCAAGAGCGTTGATCGCATATTCACGAATAGCTAACTTTTCTTTTTGGGCGATTTCTTGATTTTTCCATTCTGGAATAATCTCAACAAGTTTTTGTTGTCCATATTGGACAAGTTGGGCTAACTGTTGCTGTTGTTGAGCAAAGGCTTCTTGTTGAAGTCTTTGATGTTCAGCTTGGGTAGCTTTTAACTTGTCTTTCTTTTCATCCCAAAGTTGCTTTTCACGAACATAACCAACTGGATCATCTTCGTACAACTTGTTCCAATCAGGCTCGTTTGCTAAATCAGCACTTAATTGTGCCTCTAATCTTGGTAGCAACTGAGCATAGATTGCATCTCTTTGCGCTAACTCTTGTTGCTGTTGCTCAATAAATTTTCGTTGTTGAGATAGCTCTTGAGTTTTACGCGTGTAATCTTGCTGACGAGAATATCCGCTTTGGAGTTCATCTAGCGTGACCTCAACTTCTTCTCCGTCAATCTTGACTTTGTAAGAAGTGGGTTGCTCTACTACATCCTCAACCTCGTTTTGTTCTTCATCATCAAATTCATCATCGTCTTCAAATTCGTCATCTGCTCCAGTATCTTCTTCTTCAAGTTCAACTTCTTCAGCTAACTCATCTTCTTCGATGATTTCTTCTACTTCGTTTATATCGACTTCTTCAACTGTATCCTCTAGGGGAGTTAAAAAACTTTCAAACGCGATAGTAGTTTTTTCATTATCAGTTTGTAAAGCAGTCGGTTTTTCCGTTATTGCCATAAAATACTCCTATATTGTATTTTTATAGTATTTTATACGAATTGTTTATAAAAAGGAAAGGGTTAGGCTATGTTGCGAATCTTGTTTATATAGGACTGGGTAAGTTTACCCTTTTCAGCCATGATCCTTAGATGTTTTTCTATTTCTGATAATAATAAGACTGACTTATGTAAATGCTCTCTACTATTCACATTATCTATATCTTGATCTTTTAACCAAGCATCAATATAAGTCTGTTTTAAATTTTCTAAGACTTCTTTAAATATTTCAGAATTTAATATTTGTTGAGCTTGTTCAGCCTTGACAGCTTCTTCGTGTGTAATCATTAATTAAACTATTTGTGGTCCAAATATACCACCACCTGCTACTGGTCCTCTTGGGCTATATCCAGGCATACCACCGCCACCAATTCCATAGAATGGATTAGATGGTCCACCAGCAAACATATCTCCACCTTGAGGTAATTGTGGTGGCATTGGAGGTAGTGGGAGTTGAGGTATTGATGGTCCTCCAGCAAAACCAAATTCGTTACCACCGAAACTTGGTCCGCCTACTATATTAAGAGGTTTGCCTCTTGGTCCATAAGGTCCAGTAAGACTGTAATCAGGTAAGTTACCACCAGTTAAATCATAAAATGGATTAGATGGTCCACCAGCAGATGGTCCGCCCATAGCAGAAGAATTTTGTTGACCGCCAAATTGTCCTTTTAAGATATCTAATAAACCTTGTATGTTTGATTGCGGAATAGAACCTGCAAGATTCTTTACTTCACCTGTACCACCAGGTAACAATGATCTTAACTCACTAAAATCAGGCATACTAATCCTACCCAATGCCTGTGAAATTTGTTCGTTAGGATCAGCTGCAACTAATTGTGGTAAAGGCTCTACTGATTCACCAGGCATCATTCCGCCTTGATATTCAGTAAATTCACCACCAGGTGTTGGGAATTGTGGAGCTGAAGTGTAATAAGATGCTCCATAACCGCCAGGTTGCTCTAAAGAGTACCCAACGCCAGGTGCTATCATTTGGCTCATTGGTATTCCACCAGCAATAGATTGTGCATAAGACTGTCCAGTTGCAACACCGTTGATAAGATCAGGATTGTAATAGGGACTGTATGGCTCATAAGTTCCAGTACCAGGGTCATAACCTCCAGGTGTGTAGCCTCCATACATTGATCTGTATGAGCCATAAACTGGAAGCCTTCCGTATATCTCTCGTCTTACTGCATCTAAATCGTTTTCAGTAAATCCGAAATCAAAATCTTCGTTTTTTAATTCGTCTGCTGGTATCGCCATAATTTAATCCGTTATTAATTTATCTATTTTAGCATCTAATTTATCAAGTTTATCAAATATTCTTTCAAACTCAATGTTAAAGCTACTTTTGGTTACATAGTCTTTTGCTATTTCTTCTCTAGTTTTATTAATTAATATTCCAAGTCTTTGTTGTTCTGAGTGGTGTGATTTAAGCATGAAGAAAATTGGTGCAAAAACCAAACTGATTATTACATTCCAAAATATAACTGCATCTTCCATATCAATACCAATCAGTAGCTCCAGAGATGAGGCCTTGGACGACCATCTTCCATTTCTCCGATATCCAAATGTATAAATCGTCCATTTCCTTTTTGATTAACTCCAATGCCTTTAAAACCATGTGCTATACCTTTGTATAACACCTCTAATGCTTTTTCGTGGCTCACAGCAATATCTACTGCAATACCCTCTGCGTGTGTTCCTGGCTTGCTTTTCTTTGCTTCGATTGGATGTTCAGGACATCTGTAGCCAGATGATATAACTAGGGGAAATCCCAAGTCATCACGCAATAACTGTAGTTTATCAATTAATTTATGATTTATCTCGTTTTTACCACAATGTTTGCAAGCAAATTCTTCTAGCTTAAAGTTTTTCCAGCTCATTTATCGTTACTCGTATTGGATGCACCAAAGTAAAAAGATATGACAGCACTAGCCAATCCGCCCAAATAACCAAGCACAAGGTTAATTAATGCTTCAGAGTTTTGCTCTGGTGGCTGTAAAGTTACTAAAAAGATATATCCAAGAAAGCCACCAAGCGTAGCAATACCCATGATCCTAGCAGTCCAGTCTTTATTAAACTTAGATCTAGCATCTTGTTTATCTTGCACTTCTAAAGCAAACACATCCACATCCAATTCTTTCATTTGGATTTCAAATTCTTTTTCTGCTTTCTTGAGTTCTACTAATTGTTCTGGTGTTGCGCTATTGATAGCTTGCTCAATCTTTGCAGGAGTTGGCTCTACGCCTAATACTTCAGAAATAACATTTGCAGCTATACCGCCTACTGGGCCACCTAATGCAGTTCCTATGGTTGGTGCTAATGATGCTACTAGATTTTTAATCTTTGCGAATTTCATTTTTCTTTTCCTTTTGTGCTGCTTTGTTTTTTATTTCTAAATCTTTCTTTTCTAAAAACTTTTTAAATTCTTCAAAACTTTTAAACTTGATCTCGTTGCTCATGTAACTTAATAAAATACTCCGCATCTACTAATGCCAAAGGCTTAGTATTATTTCGTTTTATTATAACCAAAGGTTCATAATCTTTACAGTTGCTACATGACTGTTCGTATGCTTTCCAAACATTAACTGCTTGTTGGTTTTTACATTCTATTGAATAGGGGAATTGTTTGCGGGATTGAACGCCCATAATGATATCTTCGCCAGACGATCCCATAGGGCGTGATTCTAAATCTTCTTTGTCAAAGCCTAGTATTTCTATTAGCTTATCAACCACCCATTGTTGGAGTTTTCTGCCTTTAGCCTTGGCAGATGCTGTTTTCATTTGTGTTTTTTAATTACTTCAAACTCTGCTGTTTGTGATGCACCTTTGTGTGGAACAAACTTACCGCTATGTTTCATAAGTTTGTAAGACTTGCCATCTTTCATAAAGTGATAGCCTTTAGGTGCTTTTATCTTTTTCACTTTCTCTTTTTGCTTTTGCTTTTTTTAAGAGCATCAAAGTCTGCTTTAGTAATCTTTGTGCGTGGGGGCGCAACTCTAGCTAACTTCTTTTGTTTTTCTGAATACTTTGAGAATGGCATATTATTTACCTTTCTTTTTGCCTTTAGATTTTTTCTTTGGTTTGCTGTGATATGGCATTATTTTCTCCTTGGTTTTTTCTTTGCAGTCTTAGCTGCTTTTTTAAATGCTTCTGCTGTGGGTGCGCCTTTAGATCCTGGCTTTCTCATTTTCTCACCAGATCCACTAGCGATCCTTTTTCTTTTAGCGTGTATGTTTGCGTATAATCCTTTGGGCATATTTACAACCAATTCTTGATTTTATCTTTCACAAACTCTTTATGTTTGCTAAATAACACATAGCCAACAATGGCTACTCCTAATAATATTAATAAATATTCCATAGTTTTATTTTACAGGCATTTCACATTCTTTCAAACGCTGGTATTCCCTTTGCTTTAGATCGTTAAATTCTTTTTGTAAAAATTCTATTCTTTCGTTTTGCTGAACATCTAATGGCAACATACCGCCAGTTTCCCAATCACGAATCCAAACGCTATGTTCTTTGGTATCGTCTTGCAGTTGCATTACTTTGACTTGTAATACTCTGATTTGTTCGGTTAGAGTTGCATAACCATATACTGCAACCGATATGGCTACTGCTATTTGTATAAGGTAACTTAATGAAATATTAAGCGATGTTTTGTCGTCAACCTTGGCTACCATTTCTTGCATGACCAATATCTAGCGGTCAATTTGCTTGGGGGGTTGGTATCGCATTTATGTCTAGCACGAAAGGATTTTCTTCTTTTGGGCTGATCTTTTTTGATGGTCATATTTGGATCGCCAAATCTAATCAATCTGACTTTATCACCAACTTTAGCAAGCACAGCGAATTTCTTGGATTTACCAGGTGTGCGTTTAGGTTTGTTATAACCTGCAAATCTTTCGCCTCTATACTCTATTGCCATGTTATTGAATTGTGTGTACTTCTATTTTTATTATCTCACTAAACGGGGTTATTTGACCACCCGTCATAATCTCTAAGATACGAAGTGCTTGTTCTTCTGACTCGGCTGTTATATCTGTGCCTTCAAAGATCATGTCCCCTTCTAAAACTTCGATGTTATAGATTTTGGGTTGGGACATTTCCTGTAAATAATCCTTGGGACTGAGCTTTCGCATTTTGCCTGATGCTTTCACGATCTCTCTCCATTATTGCGTTTATTTCTGCAATATTGACTTGAGTTCCGTATTTAGCAAGTAGC